AGTGAGAGGACGCAAACTCTAGAACTTGGTAATGAGATACAAGACAGATTAAATGCAGTGGTAGAAGTGCCTGGCTTTGATAAGATATCACAGGCAACAGGTGTAGTTGATAATGGATTGCAATGTGTAAAACAACTAAACACCGACTTTGATGCTAACCTTCAGAATCTTAATCTAGCATCTAGGTCGGGTGATACTAGAGGGTTTACCATTAAACGTCCCGCCAGAGGTATTACTGAAACCGCGATTGCACTATACATGCCAAACGAAATCAATGTGCGATATGGGGCTGACTGGGGTAGTGGCGTCGAGATTGGCGCGCTTGCCCAGACGGCCGCGAATGTGGCAACGTCAGTTGCAGACGGGGAAAGTCTTACTGAGGCCTTACAAGGTGGAGTCGACCCTGGCCTCGACGCGGTGCAGCAGACCGCACAAAAAAGTATATTGAGTGTTCTTGGTGCTATTCCTGGCGGTGGTGGTGCGTTAGAGGCATTTGAACTTGCGACAGGAGAAGTTATCTCCGACAGGATTGAACTTGCTTTTAAACGCATGGATAGAAGAACTTTCAATTATGTTTTTAGTATGATACCAAAAAACAGAGAAGAGGCGCAGACTGTAAGAGACATCGTAAAGACATTTAAAACTAACATGATGGCGGAGTTGAAGGGAGATGATGCATCTGGCCGCAGACTAAAGTACCCAAACACGTTTGAAATCGAGTACATGTATAACGGACAGGAAAATCAGTATCTACACAAGATATCGGAGTGTGCGTTAGTGAGTATGGACGTGAAACAGGGCGGTGACAGATATAGAACTTTCAGAGATGACACTGGTGAAGGCCCGCCTCCTGTAGAAACAGTTATTAGTTTGACGTTTAAAGAACTAGAGATTCTACACAAAGACAGAGTAGAAGAGGGTTACTAATGTATTTTGAAAGTTTTCCTGTAATACAATTTGACCCCTTTGGTAACGGACAACCAGTAGACATGACTAATCTGTTGAAAAGGGTAAGTGTTCGTGCAAAGGTAAAGACTAACACGGCACTCTATGACACCTATGTTGTCCGTTCTGGGGAAACACCAGAGTCCCTTGCATATAAACTTTACGGTGATGTTAATCTTCACTGGGTAATCTTATTGTTCAATGATATTCATGATAGATATCTTGAATGGCCTAAAACTGAAAATGCATTTTTGGAGTTTGTCAAAACCAAATATGGTGCCGACCAACTAAATGATGTACATCATTACGAAATCACTCAGGAATCTGGGGACTCAACTATAAAAATAGATGTTGGGCCCACTAATACGGACTATCCCTCTGCAACAGCTGTAACTAATCTAGAATTCGAAGAGGCAGAGGAGAACAGACGTAGAAATATAAAACTTCTGGATCCAAGGTATGTGGATAAGTTTGTTGGTGAGTTTAAGAAACTAATTAAAGAAACGGTTATCTAATGTCTTTGAACGAACTTAATTATGCAGGCCAGTTTGAAGTTATCACTTGTGAGTTAATTACCGCAAACGGTAATATTGTAAACTTACGAGCATCTCTGCTTGAAGTTAACTTTTACGAAGATATCTTTAAGAGTGTTCTCACAGGAAACATTGTTGCATTTTCTTCTGACGACCTTCTTAGTAAGGCTCAAATCATTGGACAAGAACGTCTTAAACTGAGAATCAAAACACCATCCAAACCAGACGATGAAGACATAAACTTTGTGGATACCCCACTGTTTGTTCACAGGGTTTCTGGTAAGACACAAGTCTCACAACGGGGTTTCTCGTTTATCCTTCATTTCATGTCTCCAGAGATGATAACCAATCAACGAACACGAATTTCCCAATCATATAAAAAAGAAGTGAGTGGTATCGTCAATTCTATCATGCGAGATGAGATAGGAACAAAAAGACCTCTGACTATACAAAAGACGGTTGGAACTAGAAAAATTGTTGTACCAAACATGCACCCATATGATACGATACGGATGCTGACAACTGAAGCACTCTCTGATGACAACAACTCCCCACACTACTTGTTCTATGAAACCCTTTCTGGGTTTCACTTTAGAACAATAGATGATTTGTATAGACAGCAAGTGACAATGAACTACAATGATGGTGTGGGTAACATCGCTGACTCTGAACAGCAGCCGCACAGAAACATACAATACCAATATGAGAAGGTTCTAGACTTTCAAGCAAACCCAAGTTTTGATACGTTAAAGAATATCACATCTGGTGTCTTGGGCAGTAAATTATACCTACATGATGTGTTTACTAAAAAATATTACGAGTATGAACACAAATATTTCGATAATTTTAATGATTTTGAAAGGACTAATTCAATAAATAGCCCTGTGTACAGTGATGATAACGAGTTTGGAACCTTTCCAGACACCAAAATACATTTGCATCCCACATCTAGAGTGCCTCTCACTCAAGAGGGTGCTTTTGTCGATGGGTATCATGTCAGTGCCGACACTTCTGTTGAGAACCTCATTTCAAATCAAATTGAAAATTCAATCCTATCAAGACAAGCGAAAATGTTTGAACTTGGACAACCTATTCGGGGTATCACTTTGACCGTGAATGGAATTACAAGTATCCACGCTGGAGATATGATAAACTTTACCAACAACGAGGTAAACCTAGACGGAAAATACCTGATAAAAAACACTAGACACTACTTCAACCTTGCCGAGAAACGACACGAGGTAATCATGCAAGCTGTCGCAGATTCGGTAGAATCAATCATAGAATAAGGAGGTGATCCATCAAATTTTGTTATGTGACTTGACAATCAACTAAATACGGAGTATACTATATGTCTACGAAACAAAAAGCAAGAATTAAGAAAATGAAGTTTATGACAGTTGATAGATCAAAACAATACAGGGCAGACCCAGTGCCCGTTTTGATGGGTGGAACAGGAAAATATGAAGACTTACCAAAATATTCGAGAAGGAGTTTATGACCCGAACATATTCAAGGCATTCTTCTTAGCAGGAGGGCCTGGATCGGGTAAATCCTACGTTGCCGGCAGAACAATGAAAGGGTACGGAATGAAAACCGTTAACTCTGACTCTGCATTTGAGATATTGTTAAAGAAAGCCGGAATGTCTTTAAAACTAGACATAGAAGACCCGAAGGTCATTTCTACGAGACAGAGAGCAAAATCCATCACCAAGAAGGCCCAACAGAATTATCTGGAGGGCCGACTTGGTCTTGTCATTGATGGTACAGGTAAGGACTATGACAAAATATCGAAACAGGCCGCAGACCTCAAAGCACTAGGTTACGATACCTATATGATGTTCGTAAATACTTCGCTTGAAACGGCAATTCAAAGAAACAAAATGCGTGCTAGAAGTTTACCAGAACCGATGGTAGTTAAGTCTTGGAATGATGTACAGTCAAACATAGGTAAGTTTCAGAGATTGTTTGGACAACAGAACTTTTTTGTTGTTGACAATGACAATGCAAATGAAGACGTGTTTAACAAAGTTGCAAAACAAATACGTGCCGCTGCAAATCGTAAAGTAGATAACTACATTGCTAAACAGTGGATTGCAAACGAACTACAAAAGAAAAAACGATAACTAATTTTATATTATGGATTTTATAACACCTTGGCTACTTAAGTTGCCTTTTGATGTAGCACACGAAGCAAACAAATACCGTGATGACATCATTAAGGTTGCAACAACCAACCCCAAAGACAAATATCTATTCAGATACGATAATCAAGATTTAATCGATTATCTTTATCCGAGATGGATTGATTTGATTGAAGAAAATTTTCACGTCTCTGGATTTCACCCAGACAAAGAATTTAGATTAAAGGTTTTAGTACAGAATAATGATTTCATTTCGATATCTCCCCCAACAGGGGCTCAAGTTTTTCACAATCACATGCGTTGCAGTATTAATACTGCTTTCTATCTCACACCACCAACTACCCCGACCTTTGAGGTTATTGACCCCGACTCATCGAGTGATATGGGATGCAACACAAAGCGCGTAGTAGTAGAAGAGAATTATCTATATTGTATGCCTAACTGGTTGTACCACAGGATTAACAAACAAGATGATGAGAGATACCGAATTACGATTAATATGGAATATTACACCGCAGGTTTTGTGTTTCCCAAGATAAAACAGGAAAAATTTGAGAGGCCGGCCGGTGGGCTGTCTGGGCACAACACAGTTTGGTCGTCTTCTTGGGCATAAAAATACTCGCCTATTTATAATTTACCGAAAAATCAGTAACCTACGCGCTTGACAATACCCGTATTATCTGTTAGCATATACTATATGTAAACTGACGAGAGAGTACATGATGTTTATTGATTTGAATCGGTACAATACCAGCAAACCAAAGAAAAAAAGAAAGGTGAGAGGTGAAGTGTATGAGAAGTATGTGAGCCCAGAGTTTAAACCCTATGTACCCCCCAGGCACACCGCCTACAGAGAAACTCCTATATACCCTTCTGTTACCAGTGCTTCTTGTACAACTTCTAAGGCCGAACCTAAGAGGTACACAGGGACATTGGTCAAGGGCATCTCCACGATGCACAAAAGTAACGCAGTTCCTATTATCGATGAACGAGAAGCAAAGGAACACGCAAGTATGAGACGATAATGTATAACGGTAAAAAAGTAAGAGTTGCCTGTATCCGTACAGGCAATAAATTTGACGAGTGGTATGAGTTAAATCTCAAACACATGGTCGATAAATATTCTAAGCTACAGTATGAAGAGTTTGTCGTAATTAGAGATGATGTATTTGACGATGAATACGGGACTTTCAACAATCTCTTGGTTTTTGATAGATTTCGTGAAAAAAATTGGTATAACATTGTTTTTGATTTAGATGTTATCATCAAGGGCGATTGTACACAGTTTCTTACAGAGGAACTGCATGTGTGCGACAGTCGCCAATGGCAGAATGATGAATATTATTATGGTGTAAACCAAATTAGCTCCGACATTATTACTTGGAGTGGCGACCGTTCTGACATTTGTAGTAGAGTTGCAAACAACTTGCCATACTATTATAAAACATACAACAAAGGAATTGATAGATATTTGTACAATGAAGTCAAACCGTTGAGACACACAAAGGGTTTCACGAGTATTCAGACTGATACACATCCAGCACTTCATGATGTCATAATCTTTAATGGACATTATGATACCATGAAAAAACCTGGCTGGTGGCACAAGTATACTATCTGGCAACCATAATGGGATATCTTGTACTTTTTTCTGGACTTTTTATTAGTGTTATTGCGGCTTACTATAGTATTGTAGGTCTTATTTCAATCTTTGCCGGTGCGGTTATACCTATCGCTGTGATGGGCGCTGCACTAGAAACAGGTAAACTGGTGTCAACCGCTTGGTTACATCAGAACTGGCGCAATCCAAGAGTGCCGTTCTTTCTAAAAAGTTACCTGACAGCTGCGGTTGTGGTGTTAGTGTTTATCACAAGTCTGGGTATTTTTGGTTTCTTGTCCAAGGCTCACTTGGAACAATCTATATCAACAGGTGGAACAAATGAATTACAAATCGTTAACTTGGAAAGACAGATTGCGAGACAGCAATCAATCATTGCAGATGCAGAAACGGTACTCGCGCAACTGGATTCGCAAGTCGCCACCCTCATCGAATACGACAGGATTCGTGGTCCTTCAGGTTCGATTGCAGTTCGCCAAAATCAATCGGAAGAGAGGAGTGTTCTCAACGAAACGATCGATGCTGCGTACATTCGCATTGATGGACTCCAAAAAGATCTCACTCCGCTACAACAAGAGAAACTGGCAATCGAGGTCGAAGTTGGTCCTCTAAAATATATTGCTGAATTAATCTACGGAGACGAAGCTGAAAACTATTTTGATACAGCTGTGCGCTGGGTTATTATTCTTTTTATCTTTGTTTTTGACCCTCTTGCAATTCTTATGTTGTTGGCTGCAATCATAACTCTACGTAAAGAACCGCTTGACAAACCAGTAAAGGATAAAGTAGAATTTACATTTACTCCTCCAAAGGAAGTCGAAACGTTTGACGATTTGGTTGAAGAGGAAGACGGAAGACAGCGCGGTAGAGAACGCTATTAGATTGGAGTTAGATTATGACAGGTAAATGGCATGGCGGTAAAGGGTCGCGGTATCGTCAAATAGATCAAAAGAAGTACAACGAAAATTGGGAACGTATTTTTGGAAATAAGGAAGGTGAAAAAGGTGAAGAAAGCAGTAATAATCGGAGCGGGAATAGTAGGACAAGCAACAGCAAAACAACTAACAATTCCGTATGAGTTTCACGATCCCCCCAAAGGGTTAGAGGCAGATTACAAAAATGCAGACTATGTTTTTATCTGCATACCAACAAACGCGACCAGATCGATCAAGTGGCAGTTTGGGCTTGATTGTATGGGCATCCATGAATACTTGACACACGAAGGATTGGAAACCCATCCTTTTTGTGTCATTCGTTCTACTTGTACACCTAAAGAAGTTTACATAGGTGACCACACTATGTTTTGGCCTGAGTTTCTCACGGAAAGAAACTGGGAGTACGATGCGATAAACCCAACGCATAACATTCTTGGGTATGGTCATCTTACCGCAGACGACCGATACAAAGACATTTACGAAATCACCATTCACAAAGAAGAAGATTGGACATTTACCGACAGAGTAACTGCATGTATTGCTAAACTTGCAACAAATTCTTTTTTTGCACAAAAAGTACATTATGCAAATCTTTTGTATAGACTGTGCGAGACCTGGCCAGAAGTTAACTATAACGAATTAAAACGGGTGATGACCAAAGACCCAAGAATGGGAGAGTCACATTGGAACGTGCCTGGGCCTGATGGTGAGTTTGGGTTTGGTGGAAAGTGTTTACCAAAAGATTCTACCGCATTAGGTAATATATTAAAATACTACAATACCTCTACTGGTTTGTTTGACGTAGTAAATTCTGAAAATGAGATACACAGAAGAGCTCCGGTAAACACTCCACTTGTAAATTCTTATAGTGGTGACGAAGTTATCTTTGCAAGAATCACCAATGAGAGATGGAAGAAAGATGAGTATCCTATTTCACATAGATTTTTTGACAACGGTGAATTGGTTACTGCTATGGAGTCTAACTTCAGAAAAAGAGGATATAAAACTGCGTTAGTCCCCCTTATTGATTGTTTGAACACCGACAAACAGTTTAATTTGGTTATTGACACAATGCCATTTACGCGAGAGTTTGTGCCTCCAGAAACCGCTTTGATGGAGAATGAAAACTACTTTAGAATGTTGAAAGAGTTCATACAGTCTTTGACTCCAGATGATCCACTGGAGCCTTCTCATGTTAAACTAGAGGATATGATTAATGGAGATCGCTGTAAGTTAGTTTTTGTAAGTAACGAAGACCCCAATATCTCGGATGCTTTTTACACTATCTTTACTCAACTGATGGAAGAGTGTAACATCGATATAACGAAAGTCGTATTTGCGTTTAAAGGTGGATATGCGCGAAACACCGCTTGGTATAGATTAAAATATGGATTAAACATAGTCGAGTACAATTTTTTCACAGAAGTGTTTGCATTTCAACATCAACAACCAACGTTTGAAAAAGATTGGGATAAGGCTAAGAAATTTTTGTGCTTGAATCGTGTATATAAACCTTTTCGTGCAGAGTTGGCGTTTAGATTCTACACTAACGGAATGCTAGATGAAGTGAATCTTAGTATGTTAGATACTGGTTTTGAAAACAATGGAGTGCAGGGAATCGACAAGCAACTAATAACAGAAAAGTTGCGCGAGCAGTCTTTTGATGGGTGGTTTCAGGATTACACGCCTGAACTCAAAGAAGAGTTTCAAAAATTCTTAAACACCAGACTTCCGTTAACTTATGACGTTTCATCTCGAAAGTTTGGTTTTATGGATACTTGGCAAAAACATATCGATGAAAACATGCTGTATATTGTCACAGAGTCATCTTGTACGGGTGTACTAGCACACCCATACAAAAGAAAGGGTAGAGGAACTTTCCCCATCAAAGGAAAATTTGAATTTAAACAGGATATATCTGAGAAAATATATCGTCCAATGTTTATGAAAATGCCCTTTATTCACTTGGGAGACCCTCTCGTACTCTCTAGACTTAGAGTAAGAGGATTCAAAACCTTCCATGATTTTTGGGATGAAAGTTATGATGATTGTGTCAATGGCCAAGAACGTGCATTGCTTGTATGGCAACTGATAAAGAAACTCTACAAGATGCCTAGAACAGATTTCATTGAGATGATAAAAGAGATGCAACCCATTGTAGAACACAACTACAATGTTGTCAATGATCTATCAAACAACGAAGAGTTATATAAAGAACTTTTTCCAACCAAACGCAGTAAGTATTACGTCGAATAGGAGGCAAACATGACTACTGTAAATACACCTGTACATTACATTAATTTTAGTGTTCAGGACTTGAACCCAGAGACTAGGTGCTGGGAATACGACAAGGCAGGAAACAGAGTACACAAAGAAGATGGAAATCCTGTGGTCATTTGTGATGACGGGCCCGCTGAGGAACCAACGCTTCTCAATGAAGATAACATGAGTGTGCAACTGGATTGGACTACAGATGCCGACACCATCACCATTACTTCAACTGAATCCATTGCTACCATTGATGCAGATTCTACGTTTGCCCTCGATGACGAGAGTCTACCGTTTATTGAAGCTGCATGTAAGATTACAGACCCAGAGGAAACCGATGACTGATATTAACTACAAATATAATGAACCGGCACTACTGGAAGAGTTAGAAAAGTATGTTGAAAAAACATACGCACAACACTACAGTCTAAATAAATTCCAAGCTACTGAGTTTATCATAGATGCCGGACACGGCGAGGGGTTCTGTCTTGGTAACATTTTAAAGTACACACAGAGGTACGGGAAAAAGGCAGGCAAGAATCGTGACGATTTGTTAAAGGTTTTGCATTACGCCCTGTTAGCGTTATACAATCACGACCGTAACGAGGAGACTAACGATGAAAGCAACATTGATGGTACTTTTGGGACTTCTGAGCGAACCAGAATCAGCACATTACCTTAGTCCAAAATATGAAGAACAATTCACGTGCCTTGCTAAGAACATATATTTTGAAGCAAGGAATCAACCCGAAACTGGTCAACTGGCTGTAGGACACGTCACTCTGAACAGATTGGAGAGTGACGCTTTTCCAGATAATATTTGTGATGTGGTTTATGAAAACAGATACAGATGGAGACTTAATAAGTGTCAGTTCTCATGGTACTGTGATGGGAAATCTGACAGACCAAGGGAACCAGAGGCATGGGCCCAAGCCCAAGAGATTGCAAAGGATGCCATCATCTTGTACTCTGCTGGATATGATGTGACCTATGGCGCGACTCACTACCATTCAATCAGGGTTTTACCTGATTGGGCCCCCGAATTTACTGCACTGGCCCAGATTGGAGACCATATTTTTTATAAGTGATTGATTTCATTGAAATTTTAAGTCCTTGATTTATAAGGACTTTTAATTTTTTTTGTTTTTCCTTAAGAATCAAGGACTTATGTGCTTGACAATACCCGCCCCATCGCCTATAATATGTACTGTAACGTTGATTGAGAGAGGAAATACATTATGGCGTATATGAACCAAGAAAAGAAACGGATGCTTGCCCCTGCGATTAAGTCTGTACTTAAAAAGTACAAGGTTAAAGGTACTATCGCTGTCAACCATCATTCGACTCTGGTTGTCAATCTGAAGTCTGGTGCTGTGGACTTCAAAAAAGATTACATTGGTGACAATAATCATCACTATCAGATCAATCCCTATTGGTATGAAACGCATTATAATGGTAATGCAAAAAACTTCCTTACTGAACTTATCGCTGCTATGAAGGGCGATATCTGGTTCGACAAGTCAGACCCAATGACTGATTACTTTAACACTGCTTACTACATTGATGTCAATGTTGGTGCTTGGAATAAAGAATATGAGGTTACTGCCTAATGACTTATGATCTATATCCATGTCAAACTGAAATCACAAAGTACCATCTAAAAGGAACTCTGGAGGGTATGACAACTACCGAGAAAATGGGATTCATGAATTGGGAGGACGCCTGTGCTTGGGCTGGTTCCGTCACCACTTCACCCAGAGTGCCTTACGTGGTTTCTAAACTGCGCGACCTTAAAACTGATATTGTGGAGACATTTTGAATACTATAAGTATCAAAGGGGGCCGTGCGGCCCAACGTGAACTGATTGTGGACGTGATATCTTTTTGTTTGTCACGTCTGCTTCCCAGACATCGCACCATAGACATTGACGTGTCAATTACAAAGAGTGATGGAATTGCAGATGGTTACATGTGGGCTGGAGATACGAATCGAGAATTCTTTATGCAAATCGATAAGACACTCTCCGTTCCTAAAATAATTCGCACGGTTTGCCATGAAATGGTGCATGTCAAACAGCATGTTCGAGGTGAGTGTGACCTTGAGGGTAAACGGTGGAAATCTCGCAAGATTTCATCAAAAACAGATTATTTTGATTTGCCTTGGGAAAAGGAGGCATTCAAAATGCAAGATGAACTCGCGGTAGAGTATTTGTTAAGAGATATATAAACTATGAGTAAGCGCTTAGTAATTGCAGTGAATCGCATGGGCACTGCCCATGTGCAGCACGTGCTACATAATTTGTTTCCAGAGTCTAGAATCGCAAAGTATGACCGACTGTATGTGCCGATTAACAGCGGTGATTGGGGAGTAGACTTTCGAGAAACCATTCTACAGGAAGGCCTGCCTTGGGGACAACGATTGTTGCTAAACGACCCCATCGTGTTACAAGAGGCCGACATCTTTATCGACTCTGGAAGGCGAGAGTTGGTGTTTCCCGTGAAACTATTCGAAAAATTCGATGACGTGATTGCATTGAACAGAAATATTCGCGATCTCTTGATTTCGATGGTCACTGTGGAGGGAAATTTCGATGAAACTTTTCTGACAGAGTTTTTCTACGCAAAAAATCTGATGTACAAACGACTCGTAGGAGAACGCATTCCCGTATTCAATATTTCTGTTGGAGATATCGTTACTCAGTTGGTTCAACACTATGACGTGGAAATGACAGAGGGATTATCGAAACTACAGGGAGAGAGGTCTAACGTGGGCGAACTCCCAACAAAGGAAACCATTGAACAGGTAGACGTTCTACTCGAACGTCTTGGAGTTGAACAAAAAGAACATGAACTCGCCTTTATCCCCAGATTTGTTTAAAGATAAGATCTTTGTCATATCAATGACGAAGATGGCTACGACTCACGCACAAATGGTGCTACAGGCGATGTATCCAGAGAGAAGGTCTTGCAACTTTGAAATGGTGACAGCTGTCAGAGCCGATGGCTATCATTTGGAATATCTCATGCCGTCTGCTGAGAAAAGCATTTGGACTGTCAGTGAAAACGACCGTGGTGGATATGCATGGCGGCTAGCAATGGGAGAAACTGAATTACTGAATGAGGCCGATATCTTTTGTGAGTCTTACGATGAGGAAAGTCTGGTGTGGGGAGATTCCATACTGTCTGCACTGAATCCCGATACAACGATTGTATTGAACAGAAATTTACTTGATTGGTTGTGCAGTTATATGCGTTTCTTTGGAGAAGGAAGAAAACGGCCTTACGTCAAGTGGTTAAAGATTTTCTTTCAAAAGAACCTTTTCTATGAACGCTTATCAAAATATAATTTTCGCACGATCAACGTATCACAGGAAAATCTGGATGTTGCGCTATACGAACACTTCTCTGGTGGAGAAAACGCACGAACTTGGGATTTAGATTTTCTTAAAGAGAATCGACAGAACATCGGACAGAAAGAAATAAAACCAGAGGACAGAGAAATCGTCAAAAGATTCCTGACCCATTTGAACATTACCTACGACGAAATGGAATTACCTTTTATAGAGAGACTGACATGAAATTACTTATATGCGGATTGCCTGGCTCAGGCAAGACGACCTTTGCGCGAGAACTCGCCTATCACTTTTTGATTCCGCATCACAATGCGGATACAGTACGAGAGATGACCGACAATTGGGACTTCTCACCAGAAGGACGAATGACACAGGCTACGTTCATGGGAAAACAATGGGGCATATTAGATTTAGTTGCACCAACCGACTATCTACGCCTTGCAATCAATCCCACAAAGATCATATTCATGGATACGATAAAGGAAGGAAGATTCGAGGACACGAACGCACTGTTTGAAAGACCGGCTCGCATTGACTGCCGACATATAATCACCGAGTGGATTCCGATTCCCGAACTCAGGGAACGAATGAAACCTTACGACAAAGGAGTCAAGGGACTTCAGGAGTTTATAGAAAATGGATTGGACTAAACCGACCGTACAGTTGCTTGGACGCTGGCAACCATGGCATGATGGACATACCGAACTGTTTAAACGCGCTCACAAACGCACAGGTCAGGTATGCATACAGATAAGAGACATGCCAGAAAACTCCTCAAACCCTTATAGTATGGGAATGCGACAGAATGCTATCGTTGAAGCATTACGTTTTCAAGGTTTCACTAAGGACGTGGATTATGTAATACAGGTAGTGCCTAACATTGTAGATATCACCTATGGCCGCAACGTAGGATATACCATTACAGAAGAAACATTGCCAGAAGAGATAGAAAAGATATCTGCTACAGAGATAAGAAAGAATGGACAAGGATAAGATACGTCATCTGTATAAGACAGTTACGTGGAGAATACTTGCTACAACAGATACGTTCTTGCTTGCGTTTATATTAACAGGAACATTTGAAGTCGCCTCAGCCATTGCAATGCTAGAGATCATGACAAAGACAGTACTGTATTATATACATGAAAGAGTATGGTTTAAACACATAAGAATGGATTAACAGAGAATGGAAACCTTCACAGGATATATCCTTTTCATAGTGCTCATAGTGGTGAATACAATGATACATGTAATGATACAGATGTATTTTGAGGGGCATGGAGCGTTCAGCGGAGAAGATACGACACTTTTCTCCACAGAAACCCACTTTCGGACACTTTCAGAAAAACCAGCGAAATAACGGAGCTTGTTTGGAGCTTTAACCATTATTTATCGACCTGTCAAGCTCAGAGACGACCACACCCATGCTTGACAATACCTCTAGACATCCCGTATAATAGTCTTTGTAGACGCTCAGAGTACAGCTCAGAGACACCAACTCAGACTAAAATTAATTTAGAAGCTCCAAGGATATCAAGGACTTAGAAGCTTGACAATAACGCCTCTATCGCTTATAATGGCTGTGTAATTTGATGAGAGGGAATTGAATGACATACATTACTGATGATTATTTCATGGAAGCAGTGAAGCGAGGAGGACAGCAGGCTGCAACTATGGTAACACTGAAAAAACTTGTAGAGGCCATAGAGGCAATGGACATACAGGATCCTTCGATAGAACTCGGAGTATATCTTAAACTTGCAAAGCAAGACTTAGAAGAGTATTACGAAAATGAGTAGAATGGGCGCTGTAGTTCTAGACATAGAAGAGAGAATCGTATCAGGCGAGAGCCTGGAAAGTATTCAAAAGGATTATGGTATGCTGGGAGTGAAGGCCGCTGAGAGATTTCTCGAAGAGCTTGACAATCCCACTGAGATATACTATAATGAGTACTGTAATGATGTGAGTAGTTGAGTAATCCCCCAGCAGCCTCTTAAGGTTGGTTGGCTCACGGTGAAAGTTCCAGACATTATGGTGTGAGGGTTCATGTGAGACTGCTGGGGGCTTTACCCCCCTTAAAACTGGAAGCGAATGTGTAATCTATAAATGCAATAACTTCCCTAAGTGTTATTCCGAGAGTTACTTATGACTTTAGACTTTACTTGTGTTTCCCAAAACTTTCCTTCATGTAAAGACATGGAAGTCAATTCCACTGTAATTGTGCAGAATGTGCCTGCATCAACTCGCCCTAATGGGGTTACCACTTTGGAAATCAAACGCCTTACTGAGCAGTATTGTAGTGTACGGGAGGTGCAAGAATGAAAGTGTATCGTGAGATAACGGATTGGAATTATCCTAATCATGATTATATCTTTAATGATAATAATCAGTGTATCGGATATATTAAGTGTACCGACGGAGAGATTGTTATTTGGAATAAACCTTCAAAGCAGTTCAGTAAGTCTCGAAGAAAGTTTAAAAAAGTACCCACCCCCCAAAATCTGAAAGAATTTGTATAGGAGTCCCAGAGATGGAAAAATGCGTGATATGTGAAGAGCACATACTCTTTAATGATGGTCGAAATCCTTGGCCTTTAGGACAGGGTGAGTTAGGAGATGAAGGTGAGTGTTGTTCCTTCTGTGATGAGGCGTATGTGTTACCAGCACGATTAGAAAAAATGATGGGGGATCATTAATGATGTCTGAGTTTAAAAATCTGATGTATCCTTCTGTTGCGTTTGTTGTTTTTGTTTGTTTGTTGGGCCTTGCAGGCAATATGGAGATAGAAGACGAAATCGCACAGGCCCAGCTGTATTGCGAAAATGTCTATTCTGGCGTATGGCCAGACTACGATAACACTTACTCTCGTATGTGTAAGGATGGTCAGTATGTCGATTGATTTGTTTTGTCAGATTGTAATTACAATTTGTGGTTGTTCTTCGATTTATTTACTTGCATCGCAGGATGCACAAACTCGAATGGTCGCAGGCATTATCGGTCTCATCGGAGAACCGTTCTGGTTTGCTACTGCGTATATGAATGAGCAATACGGCATTCTGATACTTGTGTTTGTGTACGGTGTGAGTTGGGCGCGTTTGGTGTGGTCTAATTATCTTGAAGTGTACCCAAAGAATTTGTTTGGTAAGGAGTGGATATGAAGAATAAATGGCAATGGGAACTGTGGGCAGAAATGATTCGAAGTGATCAGATGTCTGCTGTAGAGGTGCAATTGTTTTTAGAGGAAAACTCAGAGTTTGCTGAGTGGTACAGGAATAAGATCGCTGAGCGCGGTCGGGTCGTCGCAGAGACGGAGGAGTGAAATGGAAATGCTAATCGGATTTTGTATGTTTCTCTTATTATTGGTCGGATTCGTGGTAAAGGAATTTATGATCGAAGAAGAGAAAGAAGAGATGTTTGATAAAAATAAGGTTAAATATTTTGATGGGGATAATACTTAAACTGTTTTTTCTTTGGCTTGCTTGTATGTGTTTGTTAGCAGGGATGATTTATTTTGGAGTGAATCCTTTATGAAAAAAGATATGAATGATTTGGAAGCAAGACAGCAGTTACTTGTCATACTGATGGAAGAGTGTGCAGAATTGCAACAGGCTTGCGCTAAACTACTTCGACGTGGTATAATGTACGACTCTTCTGATAAATATGTTACAGAACTAAAAGAAGAAGCCGGTGACGTTTACGCTATGCTAGAACTTTTGCATGAGTGGGATGTGGTTTCTCTTTTTGAGATGGAAGAGAGACGAAAGGTTAAGTTTGAAAAACTTGCAAAGTGGTCAGACCTAATCGATGAATCAGACGTTGGAGAAATAAATGAATAGTGAAGGGATAAACCTATTGTTCAACATACTGTTTGTTGTATTGCCACTTGTGGCATATCGGCACGGACATCTCAAAGGTGTTGAAGATGGTGCTCTTGGACTATGGCAAGTATTGTGGGATGGAGGAGAACACGCCGGTGTTGGTAAGAAACGTGTGATGCTTCATTCTGGAGATATTGAATTTGAAGAGGATGAATAATATGTCTGCTATTATGGATAAGAATGTAGAAACGTTTTTGAGAAATTTGTTGAACCCTGATATGTTTGGTTTTGCTGTGTCAGCAGAGGTTCGAGACGAAGCAAGAAAGTTACTCGGCATGCAGCCTGTGGAAACAACAAAGGGAGCTGACTATGCTCGTTCGATTCTACCACGAAGATGAAATTCGTGGCGTTCCTTCAGGAACGAGAATATTTGAGGTCGGAACAGTAGGTTGGAAGTGGGTAAAGGTTAAACCCATGCACGAACCTCAGTGGCATCGTATCAAACGCAAAACGTGGGATAAGATTTGCGAAGGAAGACAATACAAAGTTATTGATCCGAATTAAGAGGATTGTCAAGCAATCTTTCAATTTGATCTTGAAGATCATCTCTTGTTTCTCTTAACTGCTCGTCAATTTCACGAACACGGTCATTGAGAGTTTCTTCCATTGCATAAACATCGTTGCGTAGGTCTCGTTGAGTCTCGTTAGTTGACTCGTCAATGTTACGAACAAAGGTGTCAATCTCATCTACGTCTGCACGAATGCGGTCAACGTCTTCCTCTAAACGATCTAATAAAGTGGTGATTGTTTCGAACTGAATCGCTACGTCTTCCTGTAGTCCTGCTAGAGTCTCTGCTTGGACGGCTAACTGTTGATTGATACCTGACATATCTGGCGCAACATAATTTGTTACCGCCTCCTCAGCGTCCAACAAACGTTGATATATCTCAAACCCGCCCCACATGGCTCCCAAGATTGAACCTATGAGTGGAATAATGAGTAACATTTTACCACCAGTAACTTTTACATCGCCAAATTCTACTTCAGCCATTGATTATCTCCCAATCTCCGTTTTGGTTTTCTACTAACGCGGTACAAGACTCACACCAATCTCCATCGTTCATATATTTAATACCGTCATATTCTTGAATTGTTGCATGGTGAATATGCCCACAAATAATACCGTCATACCCTCTCTTTGCACAGTATTCGGTCATCTGTAATTCGAAGTCGCCGATATAGTTTGCAGCGGCTTTTGCTTTTTTCTTCAAATACTTTGCTAGACTCCAAGGAGGCCTTCCTGTCAGATTTCGAAATGCATTTACCAGACGATTTAAATATATCAGTGCATCGTATGCCACATCGCCACATGACATAACAAATCTTCCCGTTTTTGTACGCATGAGATTGTCAAACATATCTCCATGCGTGACAAGATACCTCTCCCCGTTTAATCCTACATGTACGTGACGATTACAAACGTCAACACTTCCTATTTTTATGTTTGGAATCGTTCTCAGAAACTCATCATGATTACCTGTGATGTAAATGATTTTGGTGTGTTTTGAAATCTTAATAAGTTTCTGTATGATTTTATTGTGTTCTTTTGGCCAGTACCATTTCTTTTGTAGCCTCCAGCCATCGATAATATCACCAACAAGGTAAAGGTTTTCTGTGTTTAAGTTGTCAAGAAACTTAAGAAGTTTCTCTGCATTACAGTGTTTTGAGCCTAAGTGTAAGTCTGAAATGAATACGGACTTGTACTTAGTCCCAGTATTTTGCTTCATCTATATTGTCCCAATATTTTTTATTGTTGCGGTTGATGAAATTCTTGATAAGATACCAAGTCATACCAAAGTAACCCATCTTTTTGAATCGTCTACTATCTTGTCCGAAGTAGTGATTTGCGATGGCAAACTTTTTGGGGTCGTACATAATAGACAAAAAGAAGTCTTCGGATGTAGGTCGTAGCTCTGGAAAACCACCAAGTTCTCTAAATTTATCGGTGCGAGTCAACATATATGCACCAACGGCAAATGGCATCCAGTGTTTTAGAATATTGTTGACCACATTGAATAGCTTGAATGCAAGTTTAGCACGAAAGTCGTCATCGTAACATTTAATGTTGAGTCCAATCAAATCCAAATTGTCTCGCGTCATTTGTTCCAGTGTGTCTGCGATAACACAAACATCAAAAAACCTAACATCAGAATCAATGAAGAGTAAATAGGGAGTTTCAACAAAAGTCGCACCATTATTCTTTGCCCTTGAAACAGGCCCGCCTTCCACAATTGTAACATTGAGATTACCTGTGTTCTTGATGATTACATCTCTGGTATTGTCTGTAGATGCGTCTGCGATGTAGATTTTAACACCCTCTATGCCGCGCTGTTCGCGGAGACCGTCTAGTAGGTAAGCAATATAGTTTTCTTCATTCTTGCAAGGTATTACGATGGTTACAAGGTCTTTGAGGGTCATATGCTAAACTTCTTCTGAATCCATTTGTAGGCGTAGTAGATAGTTAATCCGTAAGTTGCTAATACAGTCATAGGCATCGCTATGTATATCAGTTCCCAAGGAGTTAAAAATAATATTTCCCACGTAAGGTTTGCTAGTGCTTCTGCGTCACCTATGGGATGCTCGGGAATGAATACCTCTGCGTCATCAAACTCTACATAAGAATGAAATTCTATCCACTCATCTTCAGTGAAACATATTTCAAACTCTGGTGGGCATATATCACTCACAATATGGCGGCTAACATAGTTATAATTAAAACTGAAGTGATTACTACTCCTATACCTACTGTAGATACATCAATCCAGAACTTCCTATTTTCAGCCTTGCGTTTTGCTTCGGCTGCTCTCGCCTGTTTTATTCTTCTTCTTTCAATCATCATGTCTTCGTAAAATTGTCCTTGACCAGACCATATCAAATATTCTCTGAGTTCTTTTTCCAGGCGTTCTATTTTTGTTTTTGCTGCGGTTATTTCTAGGGCCTGAGCCTCTACACTATTACCTTGAAATAACTTATTTACCACTGGTTGATTATTTGAGTATTGTGCTGCCTCATGGATTTGATCTTTTGCATCAAACCATTTACCAAAGTATTCGGCCACATCTTCTACTTCTCTACCAGTGTCTACCGCCTTTTTGATTACACCAAATGCTTGAGTGGCCATTGATACCGCTAATCCAATTTCGACCATTATTATAACCCCCTATTCATATTGTTCTGCAACCATCTGTTCATGTTTACCACTTGTACCTATCAGTTGTAGCATGATATTCCTGTCGTTTGGTACGTTGTTTATGGGCATTCCCTTGATACTATAGAATGGATTATCCTGTAAAGAACCTCCATAATTCTCAAACCCACTTACCCTACCCATCAAAAAGATGGTCAAACTCTGGTCATTAAACCCACCAGAGTCTTGCATTTCTTCTGTAAACTCATCTAAGTTACTCGCCAACTGTTCCTCAGACATATTCTGTGCCTGAGATTCTGCACGTTGCTCTTGAGAGACTTCACTCGCACTTGGCGGAGCAACATCAAACTGAGAGTAATTTGGTTGAACGTTGTTAAGGATAGCCGTTATGCTTTGTCCCGTACTGAAAGATTCATTTTGTTGTCCGTCAAAACCAGAACCATTCTGTGCGTCTGACGTTTCTGAAACAAATTCAGTCGTTTGTTCTGCCGTTTGTTCTATAAAAACGGTAACAGTTGGGTCAACCACTGCATTAAAAGTTGATTTTTCGAAAAATGCAGTCTCGGCTAAAAATACTCTCTCTTCCGTATTTATTTGATTTGTATCGTTTTGTATCGACGAGTTTGTTTCGGTTTTTGTTATTGCTTGTTTCGACGAGTTTGTTTCAGTTTTTGTTTTTGTTTGTATCGACGAGTTTGTTTCAGTTGTTGTTATTGCAGAAATATTACTAAACACCAGTTTTTCTGCTTCGGAAACTTGTTCTAGTGCAATTGCAACTGCGTTTACCGTTGGGTTAGCTCTTGTAGGTAAATCTATTTCGATTTCTTCAACGGGTTCAATTTCTTCTCTAACTAGGTTATTGTTATTTTCTTCGGGCCTTTCCAAGGTTTCCACTCTTTCGTTTTGTTGTTCATCATCGGGTCTGGAGTAAACTTCATCCGTTCTCTCTGATAGTACGGGTGTAGTTTGAATTTCTGGTAATTCTTGCATTGGTACATTCCGTTCTTCTTCCGAACTTCGTTCATCCATTCCTGTGTTTCCTGTATTGCCTTCTGGTTCAAAGACCACATCATATCCGAACTCTTGTTCTTGCTCATAGACCACACCGTATCCGAACTCTTGTTCTTGCTCATAGTTTGCCTCCTGTACTACAAACATCTCTTCCTCTTGAAAATAAAAATCTTGGATGTCATCTCCATAAACAAAGTCCTGTCCGGTTAAATCCTCAACAAGTAAATCACTAGTGGTTTGTTCTTCTTCGGTTGTTGTTTGGTTGCCTTCATAACCTCCATCTTGCCCGTACCATGCGTAATATGTGTTACCGTCTGTCTCATATGATTCAGATGCAAAATTGGCGATGTGATCTGTTGTCATACCACCTTCTTGTCTAGTCTTGTAAAATAATTCCTTTACTTCATCATATACATTATTGCTTTGACTTGTTGTGTCTCCAGTAAATCCAATCCATGTTGAATGATTTGTAATCTTTACCTCATCATAATGAAAATCAAAAGACCCGTCAGGCCATAACTCAACACCAAATGTGTTTAGATTGTTGGTGTTATACTCTTTTACTTTGTTCCAAAGAAATTGTGTGCCTGTAGAGGCTGTTTCATAAAAGTAACCAGACCCTTCTACACTGGTATCGTGTTCTAGGTCAGTCCACAGAGGGGCAATCATAAAAGAGAGATTACTTCTTCCTTCCGGCGGCCCACCACTATATCCCCACGGACAAGTGTTACACCAACTTTGTCTAGTGTTTGAGTTTCCATATCCCGTAGTTGGATCATAGAGTATAATGAAACCATTACTGGACATCCACGCATCAGTGAACACCCCACCGTAGTAGGGAAAGGCGTGACCTAAGTTGATATGAGCAGTGCCGTCATCGACACCGTTCATCACTTGGGTCTGTCCAAATACTGAGGAACTAATTACAAATAGACTCGTTAGGATATATCTCACAGAATTTCTCCTTAGGCATAGCTTCTAGTCCATCATCTAATCTTCCGTTTCGAGATATTGGCAATACATCACTTGTCATCCTTCCTTCTGGAACTCTATCGGGATTTTGTTGCCAAGAATTTTTTGCCTCTTCACCTATCAAACCCTCAAACGGACAAGGTGTTCCTGCCATTCTCATTGCCATGTAAACTCTCTCATCTTGACACATTAACGATACAGCAGCTACACGCATACCCATGTCGTACAGGGTTTTGCTTAACTTGATACGCTCACAGTTCATATCTCTAACAGACTTACCAGCAGACAAACCAAAGATTTGAGTTTGCACTGCACCACCTATGCCGGTGGTACATAAGTCTTGCGAATAGGAACTACCAATGCTTGGAGCGATAGCAGAAGGAGGAGGTGATTCAATCTTTTGATTGATATTTTGAGTTTGCGTAGATTCGCTTACGCTAGTGTTTCTGTTTTCGTTTACATTATTGTTATTGTTTGTAGATGTACTCGTACTTTCATTAATATTAGTATTGGTGTTATCCGATACTGTATTATTGTTATTGTTATTGGTGTTAGTATTATTTGAAGTTGTATCTACAGTGCTTGTGTTTACATTATTATTGTTGTTAGTATTCGTAGCAGTGCTTGTGCTTACATTATTATTGTTGTTAGTATTCGTAGCAGTGCTAACATTTGTGTTGCTATTTGTATTAACATTATTACTAGAGCTAACATTGGTGTTGTTGGTTATAGATGTATTGTTGTTATAGTTTCTGTTAGTGTTGTTAGTCCCACCAGACAAAATATTGTTGTTAGTGTTGGTATTTGTGTTGGTACTGGTGCTTACACTAGTGTTGTTATTTGTATTGGTGTTCGTACTTACACTTGTGTTGTAATTTGTATTGGTGTTGGTATTTGTGTTGGTATTGGTGCTTACACTAGTGTTGTTATTTGTATTGGTGTTGGTATTGTTATTTGTGTTGGTGCTAGTGTTAGTACCAGTATAAGTTGTATTGGTATTGTTAGTGGTGTTTACATTTGTAGTTGTGTCTTGCGCCGTCGCTAAGTTGCATAATGAAAAGAGCGCTAAAAGAGCGATACTCTTTTTCATTTTTTATCTCCAGTTAGGGGGAATTCTTTTTTATTTATCATCTAAATAACTTCATGGATAAAAAATATTTTATGGGCCTAGAAGGCTTTGCATGGTTTGTCGGGGTTGTGGAAGATAGAAATGACCCGCACAAACTTGGTCGTGTTCGGGTTAGGTGTGTGGGATATCACACCGATGACAAAACAAAAATACCGACAGAAGATTTGCCTTGGGCTCACGTCATGATGCCTACCACTTCACCTTCCATGTCTGGTCTTGGAACATCACCTTCTTGGATGGTAGAAGGAACTTGGGTAGTTGGGTTTTTTAGAGACATTCATGAGAAACAACAGCCAATTATTATGGGCACATTGCCAGGATACCCTCAAGAAGAAGCAAACACGGAAAAGGGATTTAGTGACCCTAATGGAGTGTATCCTTTAGTAGATGACGATTATTCTGGGCACACTCTCAAAGAATCGGATATAAATCGGTTATCTCGAGCCGACGAACAGGAAGGACTAAAACACAAGATACTAGAAGCAAAGGAAGCATCGAGAACAAAAGAAGTTCCTGTCGCTAACGATGAATTTAGTGGCGAATATAACAAAGAATTTAATGAGTTGACGACAAAGGACAGAGAAGAGAATTGGGAAGAACCGGAGTCGCCATATGCGGCAAAGTATCCATTGAATCATGTAATGGAAACAGAGTCGGGACACATCGTTGAATATGATGACACTCCTGATGCAGAAAGAATTCAACAGTTACACAAGGCTGGAACTTTTTACGAAATTGATAAAGATGGCACAAAGGTAGAAAGAATAGTCAAGGACAAGTATGAAATTGTTTTTGCTGATGAGTATGTTAACATTAAGGGGTCGGTAAATCTTACCATAGGCGCAAACTGCAAGACTTATATCGCAGGCGATTGGGACATTCAGGTTGATGGTAACAAAAGAGAAACTGTCAAAAAGAGTGTGATTGAAACATACGGAACGGATTTAGAACAACACGAACACTCTATTAAAGTAAATGGTATTCGTAACGAGGTTGTTACTAATAATGTAAACGAAACTTACGGCACAGATATTTCCAATCATTCACATATAATTCAACTTAACGGTAAACGACAGGAAACTATTGAAGACACTGTGACCGAAACATATAAGAGTTCAATGAGTCAGGCTGTCACTGGAGCAGTTAGTGAAACTTGGAGTGATACATTTACACAGGCTATCACCGGCGCGGTTAGTGAAACTATGAGTTCAACACATACAATGTCTATCAGCGGCGCTCAGAGTATTACTGCGAGTGGCAATACTACATTCAACAACAATGTAACTGTTACGGGTACAACGCACTCTGCTGGTGATGTATCTACAGATGCCGGTAATGCGCCGACTCTTGCAACGCACAAACATAAATTAAATGATGATGATGTTGGAGGAACTCCAGTAGATACTACGGTGCCTGATGAATAATACTATAAATACATAGAAAGGAAGAGAGATGGCTACTAGTCAAACAGGTTACAAAGATGCACAACGGTACAACGAGAGCGAAAGAAACTCCCGTACATATAGTGACATCGACCTTTTCTTCAATAAGAAAACGGATGCTGATGTATCTAGCATAAAAAATATTCAAGCGGTAAAACGTTCGATCAGGCATCTGGTTCTTTATAATCAGTTTGAAAAACCCTTTCAGCCAACTTTTTTCTCTGGAGTTACTGGTTTACTATTTGAAAACATGACTCCAGTTGTTGCGAACGTTTTAGCAAGAAAAATTGATGAAATTATAAAGAACTACGAACCAAGAGCAAAAGTTCAACAGGTGCAAGTGATACCAGACTTCGACAGAAATGCATACGAAGTATCTCTTTATTTTTACGTTACTAATACACCCACAGAACTGCAAGAGTTATCACTACTGTTGGAGAGAATACGATAATGGCCATTATCAACAATAAAAGAAAACTCAAAATAACAGAGTTAGATTTTGAAGGAATTCGCACAAATCTAAAAGATTACCTACAAGATCAGGATGCCTTTACCGATTACGACTTTGAAGGTTCGGGCATGAGTGTTTTGATCGATTTGTTAGCGTATAATACGCACTATCTTGCGTTGAATGCTAACATGTTTGCAAACGAAATGTTTTTGGACACTGCGGCCTTGCGTTCTAGTGTGGTTTCACACGCAAAAATGTTAGGGTATGAGGTTCGTTCTGCAAGGGCTCCCGTTGCTAGAGTGAATGTTTCACTTTTAACCACTGATCCGACTAAAACTATGGGTGCTGGGACAAAATTTACCACTACTGTTGATGGTGTTTCCTACCAATTCGTTACGGCTTCTGATCATACTGCAAAAAATATCGGTAAAGTTGTCGATTTTAACAATATTCCCATTTATGAAGGGACTTATGTTACCCAAAGAGTAACTGTTGACACGTCAAATCTTGAACAAAGGTTCCTTTTGAACGATAATCGTGCAGATACAACCACTTTAACAGTAAAAGTGCAAAATTCTGCTACTGATTCCACTACTTTGACATACACTAAAGTGTCTGATATTACACAGTTAACCTCAGAATCACGAGTTTACTTTTTACAAGAGGTTGAAAAAGGACAATTCCAAATTTATTTTGGTGATGGAGTGATCAGTAAGTCGCTTGTTGATGGAAATATTGTAATTTTGCAGTATGTGGTAACAAATAAGTCTGCTGCAAACGGTGCGAAGTCATTTACAGGGCCAGGCACGATAGATGGTGTCAGTGACATCACTATAACTACTGCTGTTCGTGCAACTGGAGGAGCTGAACCGGAATCAATTAACTCAATTAAAACAAATGCTCCTCTCGATTACGCATCACAGAGTCGTTGTGTAACAACAACAGATTATGAAACCTTTATAAAGAGGTTATTTCCACAAACTCAGGCGGTTAGTGTGTTTGGTGGTGAGGATGGTTCTTATGACCAAACTCTTGGTGTGGTATCTCGTCCTGCATATGGAAAGGTTTTTATCAGTATTAAATCTACTACGGGACAAAATCTTACAACTGCTCAAAAAAGAACTTTACAACAGGAACTAAAACCATTTATTGTTGCCTCAATCACTCCTGAATTTGTTGACCCTGAAACTTTGTTTGTTAGGATGAACACAAGGTTTGTTTACGATCCAAATAAGACAACCAACTCACCAGAAACTTTGGTGTCAAAGGTTGTGGCCACAATTAATAATTACAACACAGACAATCTTAAAACGTTTACGGGACAGTATCGTGCTTCAGAAATATCCAGATTGATTGATACTACCGATACTTCAATACTAAACAACACAACTAGTGTTACAGTTGCAAAAAACTTGACTCCAACTCTTGGACAAGATAGGTCTTATACTGTAAACTTTAATAACGCACTTCTTCATCCCCAAGATGGTTACCTTGCTTCTAGTGGGGGTGTTGTGTCAAGTACTACTTTTTTTGTTGGGGACGATACTTCTACCATATATCAGTTTGATGATGATGGTTTTGGCAATTTGAGACGTTTTACTTTTGTCGGAACTACTCGTTCTTACGTAGATTCTACTGCTGGGACTATTGATTATGATACAGGGAACATAATAATTAATACTCTCTCCATCAACTCAGTTGGGTTGGTTGATGGTGCTGCATCTAGAGATATTCGATTTGTGATAACTCCTAGAAGTTCTGACATTGTACCGATAAGAAACCAAATTATAGAAATTGATACTCAAAACAGTACGGTTACTGGAGTTGTAGACCAAAGGGCCGCAAGTGGTACTAGTGCGTTGGTAAGTGGCACAATCACCACTACAACCACTTCATCGCCTACTAGTGGTGGAACTACAACATCTACCACATCGAACTCCGGTGGAACTACAACATCTACCACATCGAACTCCTACTAGGGTTTCTAAAACATGCCACATGATAGACGGTTTAAGTTAAACAAAGTATCAGACTTAATAACAAGTCAGCTTCCTGACTTTGTGCGGTCTGATTATGACCTGTTTACTAGTTTTGTAAGAGACTACTATAAGTTCCTAGAAGCGGGCGCTATTACCTATCAAGTCGAACCCGACTATCTTGCACAAGAACTTAACGATTCTGCTTACATTCTTCAAGAGGGCGTTTTAGAAGAAGATTTTCGTTTTGTTACGGAAAATGTAGTACAATATCAAGCCGGGGAAACTATCACTGGACAGACTTCAGGTGCTATTGCTGAGGTATTGTTTGATGATCTCCGAACGCAAAAAATCTTTGTAACGAATCAAACACAGTTTATTACCGGAGAAACGCTTGTTGGTTCTAACTCTGGGTTGACTGCAACCATGCTCGAGTATCGTGCAAACCCTGTTCAGAATATTCAACAACTCGTAGATTACTTTGATTCTGACAACACAATTTATGATTTTCTAGAAAAACTCAAAGATGCATTTCTTGCGGTTCTTCCTTCCACGTATACCTCTGATGTCAGCAGAAGACTACTTATTAAACACGTTAAAGATTTGTATGCTGCAAAGGGTACACCAGAAGCGACAAAATTATTTTTACGTATTTTGTTGGACGAAGAAGCTGACATTCGATATCCAAATGAAAATGTGTTGCGAGTTTCGGGTGGTAATTTAGAAAACAAAACAATACTCCGATGTGCTTCTGTATCGGGTTCTGATGGACTAGAAGCAGAAGGACAACCTATCCGTGGATTTACTTCAGAAGCAGTTGCAACTGTAAGTAAAGTTGTTGTTTTCCCAGAAGGAACAGAATCCGTAATCGAAATGATCATTGAAGATCAGGTTGGGGAGTTTATAGATGGAGAAACACTGGAGTGTACATCCACAATAACGGACAGGACAATCCGTTTTACTGTCAAAAGCATTCTTTCTGGGGGAACAATTACCTCTGGTGGTCTATTATATGGTTCTTCTGAGCCAACTGTAACCGAAGCAGATAAAGGTAATGGTTTTGGAAAACTCTTAGTTGATGAAGTTTCTACTGGTTCTATTAGTTCTGTTTTCGTAGATGATGGTGGTACGGGGTATAAAGTTGGAGACACTCTATACTTTACAAATCCGTCTGATGATGTAGAAACTGCAAAGGGATTTGTCTCTGCCTTGTTAGGTGGTTTTCAGTTAGAAGATGGCACGGGATCTGTCCTTAGAGAAACAGGAACAAACAGAACAGAAGAACCATTTAATATTGCATTAGAACAAAACGAAGAATACGCTGGGCCATTTCATGTTCTAGGAACAGCCGAATCCAATGGACAGCTTGGGTCTGGTAAGTCTGGTTACTTTTATCCCCTTTATCTTGACTACTCAAGTGCGGGAGGAACTATCTCTGACGGAGTGGTTACTGGCGCACACATACACACATTTATTGAATTTCCTGGCGTTGAATTCTGGATGCCTACTGCAACTCAGACTCATGCAGCTGCAACGTTACCAATAAATGAATCATCTTTACGGTATCCCGTTACTCAACTCGATAAACTGTTGATAGACGGTACGGATGCTTCTAGTACAGACGCCGGATTCTTTTTCGAAACAGAAATTGGAGAAGTTAATGAAACCCTAGATTTGTTCTATTCTACGGGAGAACAGTTACTTCAAGAAACGGGTACAGACACAGCGGTAAACGCAACATCAATTTACAAAGTACAACTGCAAACTGGCGGGGCAGGCTATACTGCACTTCCATCTATTCAGGTAGAGTCTTCTAATGGTAGTGGTGCAAAACTTTTGGCGCTTACCAATGACATTGGTGTTGCAAAATCAACAACTGTTGACACATTTGGATTTGAATATAATCAAAATGACCTACCAGAAATACAACCAAGAGCTCACTTTATACTTAAAGATGTAACTGGAACGTTTGGTGTAGGGAACTCTCTAACAACACACACTGGTTCTGTTCTTGGATGGGATAGTTCTAAAAATCAACTAGATGTTACGATTGATGATAGTTCTTTCATTCAAATGGAAGCTGCTACATTCAATTTACCTTTTGTTCTTGAAGAAGAACAGGGTGCAGAATTGCTTACTGGAAACAGAATGATACTTGAAGATATCATTCTTGAAGCAAATGAAGATGAAAATAATAATGTACTTTTGGATGGTAGTGCATTTGCATCAATTCCTAGTAGGTTCATTAGAGTCTCCGTAAAAGCTCTTACAGACCCAAATGACCCCAACAAGAAGACATTCTATCTTAACGGAGTATCACAAAGAGAATTTGTAATTGAAAGTGGAAACACGTATTACTTTGACCTTTCTGATTCTTCTTTGTTTAATTCAATTGACAGCCTACAGTATAATTTTAAACTGACAACTACTAACACCGACTCCGGTGAGTATACTACAGGCGTCACAAACTCAGATTTAACAGTTTCCCCCGAAACTAATCTTTTAATCCGGCCTGGAGAAGAAGGTGCATTTTTAAAACTGGAGGTTACTGATACCACACCAGATTTATATTACTATAGTCCAAACTACAATGAAATTGGTGGTAGACTCAGATTACAAAAATTTAGCCCTATTGTTGAAGATGAGGGGTATGAGTTACGTCTTGATAACACGCTACAGACTTTAGATTTTATTTTACTTGAGGATGGAACTGGTAAACCAAATGGTGCATTACTCAATGAACAGGGAACAGGTAGAATTGTAGCGCAAACGTCTATTTTGAATGCCGGTGGGGGTGTAGTAGAAAATGCAAATGGTAAGATTGATTTTGATGCTACTTTAGTATCTACTACTGGACAAATTAGTTCGCTGCTTTTAGAAACTGGTGGAGACATTCTATTAGAGACATTTGGTAATTTCTTAGTTCTAGATGCTACAGATGCAAACGGTACTGACAACAGTGACAGAATACTTTCTGAGGAAGACATTGATGGTGATGGGTTCATCATCATGGATGGAACGGACAGTAGTGCAAATAATTCTGGGAAAAGAATACTACATCAAGATGATATAGATTTTGTTGGGGATGAAGTTGTAATTACAGACTCCGGCGGTGCAACTGGTACTGTCATACTAGGAGACATTGCTAAGATCGATTCTAAAGTCTCCACTGTTTCTGACCCAATACAAAGATATATTGGTGCAACTAGTTTGATTGGTGAAGACATTATTCGTCTTCAGGACTCTTTTTTCTATCAACAATTTTCTTATGAAGTTAGAATAGGTGAGTCGACCACAAACTACTTGAACGAACTTAAAAGAGCCGTACACCCCGCTGGTTTTGCTCCTTTTGGGCGTGTTACTGTTGCAACACAAATATCCGCTGCATTAAGCGCAACTAGAAGCCTATCAGATGAAACAAGAGGACAGGAGTCCTTCTCTCCATTCCTTGCCTCTGTTCTTGAACAAATTTTTGATGAGGTTGTTCGTCGAAGACACGCGGTTGTTCCAGACATAAGTTCAGATGGTCACTTTAATGATTTTCTCACGCAAGAAACTGGACACATTCTTGGTGATGGTATTATCCTTGATGGAACAGATGGTTCTCAAACAAATGCTGGGGATGACTTACTTACAGAAGATAATCAACAAATAACACTCGAAGATGGACTGACTATCCACGGCACAGAGTTCATACTCTACCATGATGGTGACACTGGAAATGCTAGTGATCCGGCTGGAGGTAGGTCTCTGCTTGAATCTTCTTCTGTCGGCCTTGCTGGTGATAAAGAACTTGCGTTTATTAAAACTGTAAAGATAACTGTTTCGGCCGAACCAAATGAAAAACCAAGAGACTTGTTAACTGTTCCGTCTTTTGGATTTTTTGCAGACGAAAGTTCGATACTCTTAGAAGACTCCGATGGAAACGGCTACTCCGATGGTTTCCTCGTCGCTGACGGATTTGAACCAATACCAGATATTGCATTTCTTAATTTTGAGGACGATGGGTTTTTCCTATTAGAAAACGAAAATGGTGCAATACTACTGGAAGATTCTATAATCACCTTTGATGCAAATAGATCTTTCCAAGTTGTTGGTGTGGGTGAAAAGTTTAGACTTGAAACTGGTGGAGAATCATTTACAGAACAATTTACTTTCAGTCAGTTAGGTGATGTTACTTTCCAAGAGATTGAAAGGCCTTCTGCGTTTTTACTAGAACAAGATGGGGACATACCAGCTTCAACATTTGTTGATAAAATACAACTTGAACAGGACGATGTTACGTTTATTGCCTTGGAACTTGGAAGTATTGACACTGGAACAATTTCTGAATTCTCAGTCAGTTTCCTT